CTCACTGACAAGGACTTAAGGCTGTCCTTACGCTCCTGAAGTAACCTCTTCAGGTTCATGATGTCAGCAAGAAGATGAATTTTTTCCTCTTCTTCTTCTCTCATTTCGAGGAAAGATTCCACACCTTCCTCGAAGGTGACACCTACGAAGTGGTCAAATAGACCATCCGCGATGTCTCTCGTAGACACCTTACGGACTCGTATGTCTACTGTGTCGACGTAGATAGCCTCCTGGCCTACTAAGGAATCTTCGGTATCCTTAACTAGGATTACCGTAATAAGACCTTTAAATAAGGTCCTAACTGCCTGTATCTCCCTGGAGTTAGTCACCCTATACTCGAGAAGACAGACTAATCTGTCTCCTAGGGTCTTTAATTCACCTATGCGTGTCCAGGCCTGTATGGTCCGTTGTGCACAGGTTACAAAGGAGACAATTTTTACTCTGTCTCCTTTTAGGAGAGATGCCTTAGGCCTAGGCACCTTCAGGATTTCTACGTAGTCACCCTCAATGTCGGTTTTAACGACGGGTAACTCTTTTATGTTGCGACCACCAACATCCCGAGGACTCAGGTACTTGATGGCCGTATTTCGTAATAGTTTCATAAGATTTTTTTTTGCGCATGACGAAAATCCCTCTTGCGAGGGAAATTGTGAGTACACCCACACTTGCAGGTGTACTCAAGAAGATTAGTTTCCGGCAATCAGCTTGGTAAAGCTTACAGTTTCGCCGTCAGTGAGGACATGGCCCGCACCTTTAGAGCACAGAATCGTGTCCTCAATCCCAAGCTGCACACGCAACTGGGCTACATCAGTGCCCTGAGGCACAGAAATATCTTGGGCTGGTTTGCCCAAGTAAACGATTCTAATAGTAGTGGACTCCTGAGAGCCTGCTACTTTCTTAACTTTCTTCTTAGCTTTCTTAGCTTTTGGCTTAGAAGCCAAGAAGGCCTCTAAGTCAACTTTCTTAATGGAACCGTTTTTACCAGTTCCTTGAATTGAGACTAATTCAGTCTCATTGATGCCCATTTGGGCTGCTAATTTCTTAATTACTGGACTCGCTTTCATACTAATAAGGTTTTTGAAATTAATAAATGAATTATGAAAAAGCGACAGCTCATGACTGCCATAATGGATTTAGTCCCACAAGGTTTCTGAAAGGGATTGTGGAGATATCCCTGGAAATAATGCCTGCTGACGTAGAGACAGAGTTATATCTGTTCTACCTGCAACATTCATTGAGTCTAGAAGATCAAAGAACTTCCATACTGCAATTCGTGCTGCTACGCCAGCAGTTGCTCCTATAGTAAGAGGAGTACCACAGGCGGAAGCCTCCCTGTGCGTACTTTCATCTAAGCCTAACGAGGCTACCCAGCTCTTCCAATGAACTGGGTTCTTTGGCCTAAAGACTAGGCACGAGAGCTCTCTAACTCCCATACGTGTCTCAATGACCCAACTGTTTCCTTTCGAGAACAGTAGGCCTTTAGCCAACTGGTGTCTAGCCTTGAAGCTGTCTACCAGTAAGAAGATGAATCCATTCACTTCTCGCAAATCCGAAGACTTGCAAGCCCGTGCATGGACCGTAATGCTGATTAAGGGATTAAACATCCCTAGTACCTCTTTCAAAGCCTCAGCCTTGTTCATACCTACCTGAGTTGGCATAAACATTTGGTTTGGCAAATTGTGAGACTCGACAATGTCGAAATCCCAAAGTACTAGAGAACACCCCGCCTTAGCCAACTCAAAGGCAGCATGAGAGCCAGTGGCTCCACATCCTACTATATGAATTGGTTTATCTGGCGGGGTGAAAATCCCTGATTGGCGAGAGTAATTCATACACTCACCCGTTCATGCCCTTCCTCAGGCAATGCGGGAGCTGGGCCCCCAACCTGCAATTCCCCTCTCTCGAGGGCGAGGAAGCCTTGGAAGACTTCCTCACTTATCGGATAGGTGGAGTGATCCACCATTTCCGAGAAAGGGTTAATATTTTGGCAGGTATAGTATACCTTGCCACTCTTTTGCCAGTACATAAAGTACCAGCCGTTCTTATCAACACCAGACTGACCTACAAATGTAGCTCTGTCTTCATCTGATACTTGTAATACATTGTCCCAGTATTCGCTTGTAACGAACTGGGAGTTTTCTCTGTTATAACTCATGACAGTTAGTTTTAGAGTTAAAGAAATAAGGGGAAGCTTATGGCAAACTTCCCCAATTAAAAATCAAACATATTCGTCTTGCTCAGTGGGCCCCCAGGAAACTATAAACCTGAGAGCCCTGTCATGAGCAAATATTTTGTGAGCAGTGTTATCGTGTCTATAAGCGGTTCGAGATTCCCATCTCTGATCGACACGTATCAATGTCGAAAGCTCAAACTGTGGACTGGGCTGCCACAACGGAAAGATCCGTACGAAATCGTAATACCCTTACTCCTGGTGCACCATGTAGGATTCGAACCTACAACCGTCTGCTTAGAAGGCAGGTGCTCAATCCAGTTGAGCTAATGGTGCATTTAATCATGAGAAAATTAGCCAACCGAAGTTGTTTCCATCCGAAGCCACGTGGAGGCTTTCTCTTTTCGGACATATAGTTAGCTTCTTCCTAATTCTAGTGCTCGGTCCAAACTTCTTGCGAAGAAAGGTGCAGTGAATCTCCCCTAGAGGAACGAAAGAAGCTAACTTTACCAACCGCTGTTATCTCCGCAGAGTGCCTGTTGGGCGACATGGAGCTCCTCATCCATGTCTTAATTATAGTACTTAGCTGTACCCCAAGGGAGTTATCTCGGTATCCGCTCAGCCAAAGGCTCGGAGAGTCTCCCCTCCCGGATATTCTTCTTGGACAGGATGCTATCCCTGAACAGCCGTTTACGGCTATCGTCTGAGCTTGTCATTGCTCAGACCCTACTTTTTCCTTAGAACACCACGTTCCTACTTTGTTTCAGTCTTTGTCATTAAGAAAAAGAGACGCTATCCCTTTACTCGTGACTCGATTTCACGCATCTGCGTAAGGACTACTGTTCCCAGCCCTATTTTGTCTGTAATCCTCACTAAGTTCTGACAAAACTTAATGATTTCCTCATTACCAAGATGTGGTTCTTGATAAGATTCTGACATATCTATGCCAAGGCCTCTCGCCACCGTATCCAATTCGACTGTTGCTTCGGAGCTAATTGGAAAGCTCCCTTCTACCTACTTGGGCGACCCTCTCAGGTCTACCAATTAGGTGCTCTAATCCTTTTCATACGTTTAATAAATTGTGGCACTCATGGTGCCAGTGAATAATATAAGGGGACTCTATGGATCTTGACTGAACCAAACTGTCCCCCTATTCTAAAGAACACCCTGAAGACCTAAGGTCAACAAGGTGTCATAATCGAGGACACCATAATTTGGGTTGTCCTCTGTGTAATCAAGTTTCTGCTCTTGATAAGCAGAGACACACATCATAAATGGCTGCCACTTGTTATGTTCAGCCATCCATTCAAAATCTACCTCATAAGAGGCCCAACCTCTTACGAGAAGCCTGTCCCAAGCCATACGGCGAAGAGCAATCTCTTCGTCCTCTTGGGTTTCAGGTGTTACAAATTCCCCTACAGTCACAGTATCATGTACCACTACGGTATCATGTACTATAACTATCGTAGGATGGAACTTTAATTGTAAGTTCTCTAAGTGTAATTGTTGCATAAAGATGCAAGCAATCACGAGAACAATCGCGAATGCAGCTAATGCTGCTAATTGGAAGTTTTTCATTTGATTTAGTTTTTTTAAAATAAAGATTGTACCTAACCTTACGGGGTTAGGTATTTTACTACTTAGATTCATTCCACTTAGATAGTGAAACAGAGTTATTTTTTAACTCTGTTTCTGCAGTGTCAATCCAAGATGAGTATGTGCCTGTAAAGGCCTTTACATACTCTTTTGCTGCATCTACTTCTAATGTGCCTATGTTGGTACATAGGTCTTTAAACTCCTCACTGCCTGAGCAGAAAGGGTGTGAGACGTACACAGTCTTGGGTGCTGTGTACTTGTAATGGATCTGCTGAGAGAAAGGAACATACTCAGCCTCTACGGCTTCGTGTTTCTTGTCCCCACTGAACTTCAAAGACCTATCTGAGAGGTCTGGAGCCTCATGTACTTCTAGAACGATTTCTGCAGCGATGTGTTGGTGAGCCTCATTCATAGCCTCAATTAAGCGGATCACATCTTCCGCCTGAAATTCGCTTCTCTCTAGAAGCATCTTAGTTAACTTATTCATTTGTTGTTAGTTTTTTAGTTTTTAATAATATTTGCAACCTCTTTCGAACGCTCCAGCCTAATGCACTCTGATGTCTAAGACATACTGACTCCGAAGAGTTTTATACTCGCTGGGACGAGTTACTATTTAAAGAAAAAGAGGGAGTCGAGTTACCAAACTACTGCAACCATACGCCGACAAACCAAATTGCCTAAAGTATTATTGCGACTCCCTCAAGTCTTTATAGTCTCTTCCTATTCTCTGGGAAGATGACTAATGTCCCAAATGGGACCATTATTTTCATTTTGACAGTCTCTGAGAGAGCGTCAATCGTTGGACTAGAAATAGGTTTCTCAACACCTGGCATAAGGACCTCAAGTCCTTCCATGCCATCAACCTCAATGTCCCACATTTGGGCTGAGTAGCGGCCTGCCTTGATTAAGGCATCAGTCACTTTCTGAAGTCGGTTTCCATCGACTCCAATACCGTTATTACTAACGGTTGTTTCAAAAATAAATCTACTTCCTTGAGTTTCATATACTTCAACTGGGATGTTCAATTGACGTAAGTCAAGAACAGATACAGCTGTAGTGGTAGAAATGATTTGTCCTTGGCACTTTGCCAAAGACATAAGGCTGAGGATCACTAAGATGATCCCTAATTTAATTAACTTTTCCATGATTTTTTGGTTTTAGTTTTTTAGATAATAATAAAAAAGGTTACAGAATTGACTGTAACCTCGACCCGAAGATCTAATCATGTAACTCCGCTTTAGGATTCGCACCTAGTTAGTCCTAAGACTTTTACAATAAGAATACATCTGTATTCTCTATGGTAGTACGACAAGACTGTGTCTGCTACCTGCGTTGGTGTTACAAAAGTTTGAGCTACCATGCACTTCACTCTTTGACCTAAGTCTCAAGTTTATTTAGGGTTATTTTAAGTCGTCCCAAGGAACATTTCGACTGTGCTAATCCAGTAAATTTATAAAAAAACGAATTTTTTTACATATATATTTACTTTATTAGCTTCAAATCATTGAGCTAATCCATTAAATCCATAAAAAGGACTTTAAAAAAAGCTTTAAAAAAAGACATATACTAGATAGTTTTAGCTATCTAATATATGCCTGTAAACAATTGTACTATCCTTGGTCTACATTTTTGACCGTGTCATCTTCCTTAACATCTTCCTTTACTTCAGTAGAAGGAAATAGAATCTCTTTTCCTCCTTTGGTTGCTAGTCTAGCATATTTGCCAAACAAAGATACAGTCTTTACTCTATCCCCTGTATCCTTTTTGTTATACCCACTTACAATAACAGAGACCTTAAGGTCTTTGTTATTAAGAGTATTAGCAATAAGATAAGCAGCTTGTTCACGGCTCACACCCATTCTAAATTCCGCCCCGTCGGAGTCGGTAACTAAAATGAGTAAAAGAGAACGTGTTGCATCACCATCTAAGGCAATTACTACACTGTCAAGGTCGCCACCATTAGTTACAACGGTAACTGTAAGGGGATTCGGACTCTCATCGTGTGGACAACTATCAGACCCGCCACCAAAAGGCGTGTCAATAGTTAACAACTGACTCAAAGATAATTTAGGCTCTCTAGCAACCATATGGTCGCTAGTGTTACTACCTTGAAAATCTAAATTTGAATTGTTCATAATAATTTGGTTTTTATAAAGTCAAAACATTTTGACTTTAATTTTTAAAATATGGTTTTTAGGCCACAAGTCGGGGGCTCCCGCTTGCAGCGCAAAACCAAGTGCGGGTAGTTTTGAGGTGGCAACCATTCAGATCCCCATAAAAAATTTAGATCACCTCACAAAAAAAATTAAAAAAAAATTATTTTTTATTTCCCTCACTTATTCGTACCTTTATAATTCACTAATAAACATAACGATGAAACAACTAGAAGAAAAACTCGAAGCTTACCTAGAACTTGATTTCTCGAAAGAAATGATACTAGAGTCACTAAAGGAGTTCATAGAGCATAAGAAGAAACTCTCTGAATCTCAGAAGGCCATACGGCCATCTACCTGCAAATCATAATGGTCTTAGAAGCGAGCTTGCGAGCGAGTTACTCACTGCGTTCGTAACGAGGGCAGGAAGAATCAAAAAAGAAACTAGAACTCACTAAAAGAAACTTTGAATTAATGGAAGACCAGAACAAAAACAAAAGCCTTAGGGAACAAGTGATGCTTAAGAAGCCTTACGAAAAAATAACATTAGAAAGCTTAGAGGAGCTCCTAGAAGACTTATTCAAGGACATACATGAAGAAAGTAAAAACATAAGACCTTACATGCACATAATGACTGTGGGAGACTATTTGAGAATTAAGGACACAGAAAAAGAAGAACCGAATGACTAAGAACTTAGTAGACATTAGAACTCTTCACTTGGGAGAGCTCATTACAAGAAAAGAGAATAGCATAGACTTATTTGAAATAACTAAGATTGACTACGAAGGAGTTGATGCAATCAATCTAGATAGCAGGAAAGATGTACGAATACCTAAGGAAGAAATACAATACCATAGAACCACTAATGAAGAACTCATTAGGCAAATAGAAAATTACTTTATTAGAACTGAACATGAAGACGGAGTTTATTACGACTTTAGTCCAGGAATTATCTTAGAAGTTCCCGTAGAAGAATGGAGACCGCTAGCACTAATTTCGAAAGATGGATCAGATGAACTGTTCTTTGAATTTGTTCCTACAGGAATCGTGGATCTCTTAATTCTTAATACAATATTTAAATCACTATACTTAATTAACGAAAAAGAATGAATTATACATGGCTATTAGATCCAGGACACAGTGGAATCCTTAAGGGAAAATATCTTACACCTGGCAAGCGCAGTCCGAATTGGAAAGAACATGGACCTTATTACGAGGGCGAAGGCAACAGAGACTTCGTTAGGCACATAAAGAAAGAACTAGATCTCCTAGGAGTCAAGTCAATTATTCCATACGAAACTGAACTTGATCTAGGACTTTCCTTAAGACTTAAGATAATTAATACACTTCACTCATATCTAGGTAACTGTATTCTCCTAAGTGTTCATTCGAATGCACATTCTGATCTAAATACAGGAAATGGCTTAATGGCATTCACCTCAATAGGAAAAACTAGATCAGATGAAATATCTGAACTTTATTATGAGGAAATGAAAAGAATCTTTCCTAACGAAAGGTACTATACGGATACTAGCGACGGAGATCAGGATTGGGAAGCAGATTTCTCAATGACAAAGCTCTCAAATTGCCCCGCTGTGCTCACCGAGAACTACTTCATGACCACCAAGTCCGACTACATGAAACTTAACGATGAGGAGGTACGTAAGGGCCTCATACTGGGACATATCAATATGATCCTAAGATACGAAGGCATTCAAACACTAAATAAACTGCAATTACCATATGAATATTCAAAGAATTAAGAAAGATGACATAGACTATAATGCTCTGTTCGGAGAAATAATTCGTAACAAGACTAGAATTCTAGGAGCAGACATAATCTACTTAGGAAAATACAAAAAAATTATTTTTGAATTTGAAGAACTTGAAAAACCTGAAATAAAAACAATTGAACAATGGTCACACTTACTATAGATAGCGACGGAACCTCTATGAGTTTTCCAATAGAGTTGGAAGACATCAAGATGTATCGAATGTTGGCAGAAGATAATCTCCTCAGAGACTACGTAAGAGATGCCATCTGTGAAATTAATTCTTTCCTCACTACTGAAACATTCTTTATAGAAAATGAAAATAATGAAATACTTTACGACGATACTGATAATTCTGACGATCTCGATGACTAGTATATTCTCTTCCTGCGGCCCTCAGATGCGTAAGAGAGCTGCTGTAAGAAAAATAAATAAGTTAATACGAGTACACGATATTCAGGAAGACACTGCTAGTACCATCCATATGGATACACTCTATGTCTTAGATACAATAACAATACCTCAGATCAAATGGGATACCTTGAGGGAATACAAATTAGACACTCTCTATGAGGTCCAAAAGGATGGAATCAGGACTGAGATTATAATAAAGAAGGATAGTTTTTGGATTCAAAATACAGTCTTTGAGAGAGACACTGTGTATCAAAAAGAACAAGTAATTAAGACAATTACTAACGAAATAAGAGTGCCAAATACGCCACATTCTTTCGCATATTTTGGAAATTGGTTCATGAACATTGTTTTTATTATTTTGTCTATTATATTAATAATAAATATAATTAAGAGAAGAATTACTAAATGAAGACATCAAAGACTTACAGGAAGAGTAAAAGAATGATAGAAGAAAAGACTGGTCTTAGTTATAAGTCAAACTATGAGTACTTTATTGAACTCATGTTTCATATGAGAATAGGAGGAAAGAAAGAAGCTCAGAGCTACTTAGAAGAAATATCCTGTATTCTAGACTATAAAACAGGTCATGCTTCTGATTAGGAAATTTTTAATATTTTAATAAGACAACTGAACACACTTTTAAAACTACATTTGTAATGATAGCACAATACAAGAATCTTAGTAGAGATCAGTATTTACACAAATTCTTCGAAATCATAGACTGTATGCAGCCTGATCAGAAGAAAACAACATCTCCTCTTGAGAAGAAAATAATGATTGAATTTCTATCTCTTCCTGACAAATTCAAGTACTTTCCATTTGGAAGCATTCCAAAGAAGTATGTGAGAGAAAAAATAAAGGAAGAACTAGGAGTAACTTGGTCAAATCAAAACTTGAATAACAAAGTATATTCATTAATATCAAAAGGAATACTTTGGAGAGACGAAGACAGTCAAGTTTATTTTAAGCCATTCATTAAGCAGGCAGTAGAAAAGTTAGACAAAGCCCTCGAAGAAGGGAAACATTACGACTTCACATTCAGATTCCGAAATGAAACCAAAAGCAGTAAGTAAGATCTACAAGGCTGTCTCGAAAGAACTGGGAGTTCATGAAGATAATGTAAAGACAGTCGTTAATCACTTTTATACAGAACTAAGAGAATATCTTTCAGACCCAAAAGTTCCCTCAATACTTATTCACTACTTGGGAAGCATCGAAGTTAATGAAAGAGCCTTACGAAAACTCATAGACAAAAGAACCTTAGGAGAACAAAAGAAAGAACAGTACGAAGAACTAATTAAGACAACTAAAAAATTTAAAAATGAATTCAAAAAAGATAATAACTCCGAATCAAAATCTAATAACTCCGAAGAAGAATCAACAACCAAAGATTCAGAATGAAGTTATCTTTGAGCCTCAGGTAGCCATAGACTATTCCAGTAATGTTGCATACAATGATGCTATCTTAGATCACGTAGAGTACGTAAAGTGTTTTGTTCCACGAGATAATCATGTATTAATTAGAGTCTTTAAGTACGAAGCAGAAGCAACTTCAGCTAGTGGACTTATTTTAGACAATGACGTAGAGTGGTTCAGCTCTGAAGGCGGTCAGATGAAAGTAAGACGCTCTGAGAACTTCTATCAGACACGTGCAGTTGTGTGCCGCATAGGACACATTGCAGACGTAGGACCTACATTAGCTTCTAAACTAGAGGAAGGAGATATTATTCGTCTCTCAACTAACAAATTAGGAGAAGAGTTTGATACTATTCCTACCAAGAAAGGAACCAAGAAAGAAGGATACTTCTTGATCCACGTAGGAATCATTGCAGGTACAGAAAATAAATAATTATCTTATAATTAAGAGAACTAAACGATTAATCAAAATATAACAAGAAGAACATGAGAAAGAAAAAAGAAGATATGTTGAAGAAGGAAGATACTAATTCTACACCTGCCGTTAAGAAACCACGTCAGACAAGAAAGAAACCTACTCCTAAGAAAGTTATTGAAAAAGTAACTGAGAAAGAAGTAGAAGTAGATTACAAATCTCTGTACGAGGAGCTTTCGTCTAAGTTTCGCAATCTTAAAGACCGTGCAGATGCCGAAAAAGGTATATACGCAAGTAGCTTTGAGATCGTCAAGAAAGTATCGGAAGAACAGCTTAATAAACTCATTAAGCAGGAAAATCTTCTTCTTGAAATTAAAAATGCCTTCAATGAATTCCTAGAAGAATGGAAATCTAAGAAAAATATTTTTATGAAGCTTTGGTCAGCACTTAAGTTCATTAAGACCATTACTGTTTGGTTTGAAACCATATTAAGTAAATTAAAAAAGTAATGAATGCCAGTCATAGAGCTTTTTAGGTTCGAAGACAACTTTTGGAAAGAGACTAAAGGAGACTCAGAGACTAATAAATTTAAACGAGAGGAAGATTGTCATGTTAATTATACGGTGACCTACTCTAATACCAACTACATAGAAAGTCAGAACGAATCTCCTATAGTTTTTACCGCAGCACAGCTAAGAAAACTATTAAAGAACTTAGTAATTTTAAAAAAACGATGAAGAAAGAAGACATAACATTACCTAACATCAAGAATTTCTTTGAGGGAAATTATAATCTTCTTAAGTACAATCTAAGTCAGAACATTGAGGATCACATTAAGGAACAAGCATTGTATAGAGCAATGCTTTGTTCTTCTTGCCTAGAGGCAGGTAAATGCAAAATATGTAATTGCTCTACTCCAGGACTATTCTTTGCCCCTAAGAAGGAAGACTCAGAGGGTAGATGGTCTAAGATGATGTCAGAAGAAGAATGGAATGCTTATAAGCAAAGTATGGACCTTAAGATACCTAATGACTTCTTAGAAATTAAAGAAGAACCTTATAGGTTTATTAAACGTAAAGACTTTACTAATTTCGATCTAATGGACAAAAACTTTTTGTCTAAGGTAGACAACTGTATCCTAAAGCTTCCAGATCACTTTCATCAAAAGGTAAAAATACTTAAGACAGACAATGATACAATTGATATTAATTCAAAAGTCCAAACATTATTTACGTTGGGAAGAGGAATTAAAATGTCAGTAGCCTCTAAGAATACACTGGCGGCTTTGACAAAGATACTTTTAGAACAGGGTCTTTCTATAGGAATAGGTACAGAGTTCGTAAAGGTTGATAATAGAAAACCACAAGAAATATACTTACTACATGCATGAATATAGCATAATGAATGGGTTCTCGCTAGATGCAAACTTTTGGGATCACAATGAACATTTTCTTCTGATTCCAGAATTTAAGAAACTGTATAAAAAAGATAGATCAAAGGATAAAAAAAATTCTTCCAAGTTGATGTGGGCAATAGCACTTCTTGTGCATCCCAAATCTAAGTTCTCTGAACTTGATACTGATACGAGAACGGAAATTATTTCTGCTGACTATTTTCCAAACGAAGATTGGGTTTCTGAAAATCAGGAACTAATTGATATCTTCAAGAAGTATTCTTTGACTAGGAATCAACGAATAGCTAAGGAGTGGGGAGACAAGTTGGATGAAAGAACTGAATTCCTAATGAGAACTCCTTATAATCTAGACAATGCAGAAAAGCTAGATGCAACTATGGCACGTACTGAAAAGATATGGAACGTTTATCAAAAATGTTTAGCAGATCTTCAAGAGGAAGAAAGTAAAGGACGAGTTCAAGGAGGAGGAATTGAATCTGCTAGCGAAGAAAATAGAATATAATGACACCCATAGGAATAAAAATAATAAAAAGAAATCGAGAATATCGAGTTAAGCTTAATACTTACTTTCTTAAAAAGAATTCTGAAGAAGGTTTCCTGAAGATAAATAAAAATAGAAAATTTCTTGACCATCTAATAACAGACAGAGCTGCTACAGCACTTGTTGATTTAGGGCATGCAATTTATATTCACAATAGCTTCGAAATAGACTTATAGTATATGATAAATAGACAAAATTTTTTACTAACAGAAGTACCTCAGTTTCATCCAGCATCTACTAGATACGTAGAATGGTGGAGAGAACAAAAGAAATACTGTATAGAAGGTTACTGGAGCTCTGGATATTGGATGCCAGGTAACTTATACTTCTATGTTAACTTTGGTACAATAAGTGGTAATAAGACTGCTCACTCGAAGGTCAAGATGCCTATGCGTCCGTTCCTTAGAGACCTTGAGTGGGAATTTTTCTATAATTGGGCGGAAGCTCGTGGATTCTCAGGATTCTTAGATGATCCTCATGTGACTTGTCACAGATATGCAGAGTCTGATGTATTTCATTCCCTTCCTGAATACGACAAACAGTATTTTATTGAAAATACACCAAGTGCCTTTACGGTAGCAGGGAAGCTAAAAGAGTATGTTCCCGCTCGGGAATACCTGCGAAGACAGCACCTGGTTAATAAAGGAAGACCTTTGTATGAAAACGAGTCTAAGGACTTCATGATGATGGGAAGTCGTGGATTTGGTAAGTCCTATAGTGTAGCAGTAGGAGTAGTTCTTCACGAATGGTTATTCGACGGAGTCACTGAATACATAGACCCTGACAAACGACAGGGAGAGCTTCCAAAGTCAACTACAGTTGTGGGAGCAGGAGACTCTAAGTACTCTGGAGATCTCTTAGGTAAGACAAAGTTTGCACTTAATTCTCTACCTGGGAATCTACAACTAGGTTCTAAGTTTTATCCATCCCCTTTCTCTAAACAATACTCAGGATCGTGGGGAAGTGGCACAGAGATTGTAGCTAAGTATAAGAAAAAAATAGGCGGTGAGTGGAGAGATATGGGAACCTTTAGTGAAATAAAGCATAGAACATTCCAAGCCAACGCTTTCGCAGCGAATGGTATTCGTGCAGGAGTAATGGTATTTGAAGAGATAGGAATGTTTGACAATCTCCTTGCCTCGAGAAACGCCTCTGTAGAGTGTCAAATGAACGGAAGCTATAAGTATGGCTCAATGATGTTTCTAGGCACTGGAGGGGACATGGACGGCGGTACAGTGGATGCTAGCATCATGTTTAATGACCCAGAGTCTTTTAATATGATAGTATTCCAAGATGAATGGGAAAATACAGGAAAGATTGGGTATTTTGTTCCAGCTTATATGGGACTTAATCAGTACAAAGACAAGAACGGATTCACCTTAGAGGAGCCTGCCAAGGAATACCTAAAGGCACATAGAGAAAAACTTAGACAGTCTAAGGGCGGAAGTTCTGCCATAGACGACGAACTACAGAATAGACCTATTATTCCTTCTGAGGTCTTCTTGACTAAGAAAGGGAATGTATTTCCTACAGATTCTTTGCGGAACAGACTTGTTCAACTAAAGAGAGATGATAATTTCTCTATGCTAGAGAAGTGCGTTAATCTTTATTTTGATACAGAAGCTCCGACAGGAGTTAATTATTCCTTAGATGTAGACAAGAAACTAATGCCTCTTAATTCTTATCCACTTACGGATCAGAACAAGAAGAATAAGGAAGGCGCAGTAGTTATATATGAATTTCCATTACTTATTGATGGAAAAACTCCTAATGACATGTATGTTATTGGGCACGACCCTTATGCCACAGATGGTACTGAGGGTTCTTTAGCTTCCGTGTATGTCCTTAAGACTAATAAATATATTAAGCACGGTTACAGCGAAATTGTAGCATCCTTTGTTGGAAGACCTTATGAGGGACGTCGAGTAGTCAATGAAACTCTCTACAAGCTAAGCCTTCTTTATGGAAGTGCTAAGATATATTTTGAGAACGTCAGGGGTAATGTAAAAGAATATTTTGAGAAAATAAAAAGACTAGACTTACTAGCTAAGCAACCTACGACTGTTCTAACTACTAGAGCTTCTTATGAAATTAACTCAGTAGTCTATGGATACCCTATGTCTAATTCTAAGATGAAATCAGAAGGAATAGGGTACATCAGAGACTGGCTCATAGAGGAACGAGGAATAGATCAGAACGATAGAATAATTAGAAACTTAGATCTCTTGCCAGACAAAGGTCTGTTGCAAGAACTTATATCATATAATCATACAGCCAACTTCGATAGAGTTATGGGCTTAATGGGCTGCATACTGGCCTTAGAAGAGACAACTAACAGGTACATAAACTTACGACAGCCTGAAGACGATCAAGCATTAGAGTTCTTAAGCAGTAATAAATTATTTAATTCAACAAGTAACTGGAAACTTTAATATGTCAGAAATTTTAAAAAGATTGCCACTACAGACAGTCTCTCTAAGTGAAAAACTTAAGGAAGATAAGCTATGGGCAAGAAATACAATAGACCATCTCTGCTTCTACGCAGACGGCTATACGGACGCTAATGGTGCAGACTATACGAGGATGCTAAGTAACTATCAGCTTTATAATAATATTCTTAATCAAAAAGATTTTGAAAACGAATGTAATCCATTTGGCCTTAGTGTGGCAGAATTTAAGGATGAAATTAAGCCTTATAATAAGAGCTACAATAAGATCCAAGTTCTTCTAGGAGAAGAGCTAAAGAGAAAAATGAATTACCGTGCAATCCTAACCAACTCGGGAGGAATCAAGAAGAAGCAGCAGAAAAAAACTGAACTGATGCACGAATGGTTCGAGTCTACGATTGAGAGGGAGAAGCAGAGAATAATGGAGAAGTACCAACAAAAGAATCCTATGCAGGATCTAAAGGACATGCCTTCAGACGAAGCTCAGCGTATTCAGGAAGAGTATCAGTCACAGATGCAATCTTCTGTTAACAAAGTAATGGATCCTAAGGAGATCGAGAAGTATATGAATACCGACTATCAAGAAGGTCGTGAGATTCTTGCACAAAAAGTCATTAACTATACTACAAGATCTCAGAACCTTAAGGAGAAAAAGAACGATGGCTTCAAGCATGCATGTATTAGTGGCAAAGAGTTCGTATGGGTAGGCGTTGAGAACGGTGAACCTGTTTGTAGAATTCTTAATTCACTTAATGTATTCTATCACAAAAGTCCAGAAATTAAGTATGTTCAGAATGGAGAATACGCAGGCTATAGAACCCGCATGACTCCTTCAGAGATTGTAACTAAATTTAGTACCAAACTAACTAAGGAAGAAAAGGATCGTATTCAAGGCGAAGGTAGTGGTGTTAATGGTCTCATAGGAAGTAATGTAAAGATGATGTCTAAGGACATGGACTACTCTGGATCATCAGTAGACCTCGAGTACGAATATCAGAAGAATGAAGTAGCAGATACTCATGAAGGATCTTACGGAAGTGCTCGTGGAGAGGACTGGGAAGTTACTCATGTAGAATGGATTAGTCAGGCTAAGGTAGGAATTCTTACGTACTTTGATGAGGACGGAGAAGAAGACTACGATTTAGTTAGTGAAGATTTTCCTATTCCTGCAAACTCTGAAAAAGATGTTACTCAGATTCGTGAAGGACTAAAGCATACACTTTATAGGTTCCCTAATGGTCAGACCTTAGAATGGGTTTGGATTCCTGAAGTATGGGAAGGAACTCGTATTGGCTTCGACATCTACGTTAATGTACGTAAGAAACCGAATCAACATAGATCTGTAGAGAATCCATGGCAAGTACACTTAGGATACCACGGTGTCGTATATAATAATATGAATGCACCTTCCATGAGTCTCATGGACAGAATGAAACCATTTCAGTATCTTTATTTCCTAGTAGTTCATAAGCTTAAGAGACTGATTGCTCGCGACAAGGGTCAGGCATATACGTTTGATACTTCGACGGTTGACGAGAAACTAGGCTTAGAGAAAACCATCTATTACTTAGAGGAACTAGACATTCATTTCTTTAATTCCTTAGAGAATGCAGAATCTCCAGGAGCTTCTCAGCGTGGTAACTTTACTAATACTTTGAATAGAAGTAATATGCAGCATATCATGAACTACATTAACTTGTTACAACAACTGGATGTAGAAATTGGAGATGCAGCAGGTGTAACTAAGCAGCGTGAAGGACAAATAGGAACCTATGAAGGAGTAACTAATGCACAGCAATCAATTATGCAGTCTTCTCATATTACTGAAATCTTCTTCTACACGCATTCACGTCTTTGGGAAAAAGTAATGACTTCCCTAGTAGAGTGTGCACAAGAAGCATGGAAAGATTCTAAGGTAACTAAGCAATTTGTTCTAGATGATCTATCTAGACAAATACTAGACTTTGAAGGAAAGTATTTTTATAATGCAGACATAGGAGTATTTATCTCAGATGACATGGCTGATACTCAGTTAATTGATACTCTCAAGCAGATGGCTCTTCCTATTCTTCAAAATCAAGGAAAAATCACAGATATTGTTCGTGTCTACAAGTCACTTTCTGGAGCAGAACTTGAGCAAGAGTTTAAGCAAGAAGAGAGAGACAGAGAAAGAAAAGAACAACAAGCTCAAGAGCAACAAAATCAATTACAACAGCAACAACTTCAGGCTCAAAAAGAAATGCAAGAAAGAACATTCCAGCATGAAAAAGATCTTGAGAGTATGAAAACTGAGAGAGAAATAATGAAAGCTGAAATAGATGTCTTCAAGTTCCAACAAGACCTTGATGCTAACAATGACGGCATACCTGACCCTCTTCAGATCGAAAGACTTAGGACTGAAGCAGAATATAAGAGTAAGAAATTAGCTCAAGACAAGGAAGTTCACAAAGATAAAATGGAAATTGAAAGAAAAAAGTTATCAAGCAAAAATAAAACTAAATAAATTTCGCTATAAAATTTAATTTATGTTAATTTTTAATAAACAACTAATACGTAATATTTTAAATACCTTTAAAACGAATGGAAGATCAAGACTTTGATTTAGAAAACATGGTGTTCTTTGAGGAAGACCTACATGAAGTAAATTCTACACCTGAGGAAGTAGTGACTGAAGACCCTGTAGAGAATATTGAAGAAGATCCAGAAACACCAGAAGTTCTGGAAGAATCAGAAGAAACAGAGACTTTAGAAGTTAATGAAGATAGTGAAGTAGAAGAAGAGAATGAAGCTCCAGAAAGCGAAGAGCCTATTGATGACATTCAATTACAGCTTCAAAGACAATTTGATTTCATGTCAAGCCAAGGTTTGATGAATACTCCTGAAGGTTTCGAATTTGATGGAACAATTGAAAAGTTCCAAGAAGCAATAGATTATTCTAAGGAGAATCAGAAGAATCAAGCAATAATGGAAGTCTGGAATGCTCTTCCAAAAGATTTCCAAGTAGTTCTAGAATACGGACTTAATGGAGGCAAAGACATTCAAGAAGTTCAACAGTACCTTAATACAGAAGTAAGTCTAGATTCAATAGATCTAGAAGACCCTAGTTCTCAAAAAAGAGTAGTGCGTGAACATCTTAAGAAAACTACAAAATATTCAGAAGTAAAAATAGATAAGTATATTAAACTTCTGGAACAATCTAATACTTTAGAGGCCGAAGCAGAAGACGCTGTAGCAGAACTCAAGGAAATTGGTAAAGAAGAAAGAGCTCTTTTTGTTGAAAAAGAAAAAGAAACTCAGAAACAATACCAACAGCAATTACAGCAAGCTTACGAACAATTTAGTGACACAGTTACTAATAAGATAGAAGCTTCGGATTCTAGAAAAAAACAAATTATTAATGCAATATGGCAGGTAGGTAAGTACGGTGAAACTGAACAGACCTATTTCGATCATATAGATTCCCAAGTTAAGAATAACCCAGAACACTTGGCTCAACTAATTAATATCTACCTGGACTACGATCCTTCTAAAGGATTCGGTGCAGGCAAAGGTGGAACTAGAAAAGCTAAGTCTGCTGTCGTTAAGGACTTCAGGGATCAAGTAACAAACCTATTATCAGGGGCAGGTAGTGTGCAAAAATCTAACGCAACTTCCCAACCCAAAACTAATGATTTTAATTTAGAACATTTCTTAAAACAAAACTAATTAAATGGCAACTGCAAGAAGTCAATTTAAGATCAAACAGTGGGAAGGTTTTGGTGGTAATTTCGTAGACTCGCAATATCTTGCGTCTTCTTATGACACCTCTAAACCACACGTGTTTGAAAACACTTTAGCAAAACTATTCACTTCAAGTGATAGATTCACAGGCAAACCCTTAATCGGTATGACTGCAGCTAAAGGTAATGTAAAAGAGATCGACAACGAAATCTATCGTTGGTATCTCCAAGGTTCGGAATACAAATGTGCACGTATCATTGAGAACGTAGAAACTTCTACTACTCCAGGTATCGGTCGCACCATGTTCCGCATCAAACTTGATTTGGATTATTTCATGGCTCCAGACGTTCTTATGGGCGAGGATCCTGATTATGCACTTCAAATCGTAGAAGGACCTATTCAAGATGGAACTGGTTATATCTATACTGTTCGTCTTCAGACCGATGACAACACTAAGTATTTCCCAACTTCATTATTAGAAGCAGGTAGTGAATTCTCTAAAGTTTGGACTACAGTTCAATCTGAATTCAATCAAGAGTTTGGTACTCAACAGTACAACTCTAGTTTCGAATTAGAGTCTCAAGTAAGCGCGTTTGCTCAAAAGTTCACATTGACTGACAAGGCTCTTCGTGAGCAAGGTCGTATTTCTGTAGACTTCGGTTATACAGATCCAATGACAGGTGCAATGAAAAAAGTAACTAAGTTCTTGCCTATGGCAGAAGCTAAGATGCACAATGAATTGTATCAAGGAATGGAAGCACAAATGTGGTACGGTGAGCGTTCAACTTATGAAGGCAATGTAGGTCACTACTGGAAAAAAACTGGTCCAGGTATGCGTCAGATTCTTCGTGACGGACACATCGAATATTACAACGGAGCCTTAACTGAGCAACGTCTTGTAGATTATTTGATGGACATCTTCTTCTCAAGAGTAGACGAAAATGATCGTAAAGTTACTTTGATGACAGGTACTTATGGTTCAATTATGTTCCATGATATGTTAGCAGCTAGCTCTCGTTCATTCTTACAAGTAGATACTAACTGGACTAGTAAGTTGAGTGAGAATCCACGTCACCTTTCTTACGGTGCTCAATTCACTCATTACCAAGGTCCTGAAGGTATTGAAGTAACTGTAATGAAGAATCCTCTTTATGATTCTACTCAGTATTGCAAACGTATGCATCCTGAATATACTAATGTTCCTATCGATTCTTGGAGAATGACTTTCTTAGATTTTGGTGGTTCAGACGGAGAAGCAAATATTCAAATGCTTAAAGTAAAAGATACTTATCGTTATGGTTACCAAGCAGGTACTGTAGGCCCTATGGGTCCAATCAAAGGCGGC